CTGTTTCTTTTTACCCCAAAAACGACTCAAACAGCCACTATCGGCTCAGTTCGGATGAGAACCAGTCATGACGACTCAAAACGGCTCTATCGGGCTGCAATCGGCTGAGGTAGGGGTAACAGAACCAAGAAAAGGCTCTCAAGTGCCTAGAATCCGCTCAAAGCCGCTTGATTTGCCTACCAGGGGCGATGAGATGATCCAGTTCTGTAAAGATATTGGATTGCCGTTGCTACCTTGGCAGGAAGGGCTGGCCCGAGACTGCCTAAGATATAAAGCCGATGGGCGTTGGGCGCATCCATTAATTGGGATTATGTTGCCACGTCAACAGGGTAAATCTACCTTTATGGCGCTTCGAATCTTATTTGGAATTTATGTCTTGGGCGAAAAGATGCACCTAGCAACCGCGCATAAGTTAACTACATCGAGCGAAATCTTTTTTAAGGTTGGAGAGATAATCGATAACTCTCAGATGCTCTTAGATAACTTTGCTAAGAAATACGAGTCTAAGGGATCTCAAGAGATTCGGTTTAAGAATAAAGCCCGGTATTTAATTAGAGCGGGCAACTCAGCGGCTCGAGGTATTGCCGCTCCAGATGTTATCCATATTGACGAGTTACGAGAGTTTGATACCGAAGATGTTTGGTCATCTATGCGATTTACTCAGATGTCTAACTCAAATCCACAGGCTTATGTCTATTCAAACGCTGGCCACGCTAATTCGGTTTTATTGCATAAGTTTAGGGAACGAGGTTTAGCAGCTAGTGAAGGTGCAGAAGATTCGATCGGTTGGTTTGAATGGAGTGCCGAGCCAGGAGCCGAGATCAGCGATAAAGAAGCCTGGTATCAAAGCAATCCATCGCTAGGCCACACAGTCCACGAGGACAATATCAAGGACAGTCTTTCGGACCGAGAAGATATCTTCCGTACTGAAATTCTTTGCCAATTTGTATCGATGATAAATCCTGTTATATCAGAAGCTGAATGGAAGAAATGCAAAGCCGATGATCTGCCAGAACTTGATGTCGAGAAGGATACTTGGATGGCGATCGATCTAAGCCCAGACAGAAAACACGCTTCGCTTGTCGCAGGTCAAAGGATCGATGGCAATCGGTTTATGGTTAGCCTGCTGCATACCTGGTTTAACCCGGTCAACCTTGATGATCTAGAAATGGCTAACGATATTGCTTACTGGGTTCGTAAGTTTCCAGTCAATGCAGTTGCTTACTCAAAGTCCACCGCTTCAGCCGTTGCGGCTCGATTGGCTCCAGCAGGAATCCCAATTCACGAGGTCAACAGCCAGGAATATCAGCAATCTTGCGATGAATTCGTTTCAGCCGTTTCATCGATGAGACTTGCTCACGCGGATCAGGAAGAATTAACTAAGCAAGTTCTATCGGCCGTTAAATTAACTCGAGGCGATGGCGGTTGGGTTATGGGTCGCAAGCAAAGCGGAATAGTTTGCGGCGCAGTTGCTTCGGCAATGGTTACTCACTTTGCAACACGCGGAGAATCCGAAGTAGACATTCAGATAGGTTAATGTCTAGGCAATAGCGTATAATATGTCCAATGGGAATCAGGGACTTATTTACAACGCCAAAGCCAGCAGCCGAGATTACAGTCGATGCCGCTTCTACTCCCGCACCTTTCAATAACACAGCTTCTTTTAATCCTTTCGTATTTACTCAATCCGTAGCAAGCCGTCAGCAAGCGATGGCAGTTCCAACAATCGCTCGAGCAAGAAATATAATCTGCTCAACACTTGCATCATTACCACTTGAGCAATACTCCAAACTCGATGGATCCCACATGGGAACTCCAGCAGTTATCAATCAGCCAGATCCACGCATTCCAGGTTCTACAATTTATGCCTGGCTCGCAGAAGACTTACTATTCCATGGTGTTGGTTATGGTCAAGTCCTTGAGCAATATGGAGACACAGGTCGCGTTCGTGCCTGGACTCGCGTTGCACCAGATCGCGTAACTCCTAAACTTAATAATAACCAAACTGAAATTGTAGGCTATCAAGTAGACGGATCAATCGTTCCTAATAATGGCGTAGGTTCCTTAGTCGTATTTTATGGACTTGATGAAGGCGTGTTGAATCGTGCCGGGCGCACTATCCGAGCAGCACACGCGCTCGAGCAAGCCGCCGAAACTTTCGCTAAAGAACCAGTACCGCTTCAAGTTCTAAAGTCCAATGGAACTAATCTTCCAGCAGAACGCATATCTAAACTTCTTGAATCTTGGAGAACTGCTCGCCTTACTAAATCAACCGCGTTTCTTAATGCGGATGTTGAATTGCAAGCGTTGGGCATCGATCCAGCCAAACTGCAGCTAAATGAGGCTCGCCAATATGTCGCTCTGGAATTGGCCCGCGCTTGCAACCTTCCTGCATATTTCGTAAGCGCTGAAACAACTAGCATGACTTACTCAAACAGCGTTTCGGAGCGTCGCTCACTTATCGACTTCTCAATGAAGCCAATACTTGCAGCGATTGAACAGCGTTTATCTATGCCTGACTTTTGCCCGTCAACTGGAGAAATTCGTTTCTCACTTGATGAGTTCCTACGCTCAGATGCACTTGCTCGCGCTCAAGTTTATGAAATTTTAAATCGTATTGGCGCAATGAGCGTTGAACAGATTCAAGAAGAAGAAGACCTGATTGACAATAAGGAGAACCGATGAAGATAACTATGCCATACGCGATTACAGCGGCGGATGCAGAATCCCGCATCATCGCAGGCCGTATCGTGTCTTGGAATGCTGAAGGCAGCACCTCGGCAGGTCGCACTATGTTTAAAAAAGATTCCATCACCATGGCTAAGAACATCAAGCTAGTACTGCAACACGATGTAACTCGCCCCTTAGGTAAGATGGTTTCATTCGAGCAAGATGCAGAAGGCATTACAGCAGAATTTAAGATCGCCAAAACAACCGCAGGCAATGACGCACTCGAAGAAGCCGCAACTGGGCTTCGCAGCGATTTCAGCGTTGGTGTAGATGTTGCAGACTGGAATAACGAAGATGGCGTAATGGCTATTAACGCATCTAACTTAATCGAAGTCAGCCTTGTCACCGATGGCGCAATACCGGGCGCAGAGGTCGCAAAAGTAGCGGCCGTAGAAAATGAAGTTTCTGAGACATCTCAGGAAGAAACACAATCAACCACAGAAGGAGAACAAGTGTCAGACACTACCGTTCCAGAAGTTGCTCCTGCCGCAGAAACGGTAGAGGCTGCAAAGGTTGAAGTTAAGGCTGCAACAGCACCTTATATTTCAACTACTGTTCGTAACCCAATCGTTGATAAGGCTTCTTATCTCGAGCACTCAGTCCGCGCCCATTTTGGCAACGACCAATCAAAAATGTATGTTGCAGCAGCAGCAGACACAACAGACAACGCTGGACTCGTTCCAACACGTCAGCTAACAGAAGTTATTAATGGCATCTCAAACGCAGATCGTCCATTCATCGACTCAGTATCTCGTGGCGCTCTACCTGATGCAGGTATGACTTTTGAGATTCCAAAGATCACAGTTGCTCCAACAGTTGCAGTAGCATCTGAAGGTGGCGCACCATCAGAGACAGATCAGAACGCAGCGTTCGTTACTGTAAATGTTCAGAAGTTCATTGGACGTCAGACATTCAGTTTAGAGCTCCTCGACAGAAGTTCTCCAGCATTCTTTGCTGAACTCGTTCGTCAAATGGAGTTTGCCTACGCAAAGGCTACAGATAACGCAGTTGCAACAGCAATGGTTAACGGTGGAACAGATGGCGGAAACCGCGCAGCACTTACAACAGGCGCTCTAGTTGCTGACTTCGTTTCAGATGCAGCAGTTTCTATCTACAAGAACACTCTTGGATTCGCACAAAACATTTGCGTATCTCCAGAACAATGGGGCGCTCTTATGGGCTTGGTCGATGGTTCAAATCGCCCAATCTTCCAACAGACAATTAATCCTCAAAATGCCGGCGGAACTTTAACTGCAACAGCAATTCGCGGAAACCTACTCGGACTAAATCTACGCGTATCCCGCGCATTAACAGATGGCTCAGGACTTGGCGATAACAGCCTTATCGTTATCAATCCAGATGCTTACACTTGGTACGAGTCACCACGCCTATCACTCCAAACAAACCTAATCTCAACAGGTCAGGTTGAAGTTGGATACTACGGCTATGGCGCAACAGCTACAAAGCTTGGCGCTGGCGCATACCGCTTCATGGTTGCGTAATTAATTAACTAATCATGGGGGGGCTGCTGCTCCCGGTGGCTCCCCCAGTCGTTTAATAGAGAGGATGTAGAGATGGCAACAATCGTAACCGTAGCTGAACTAAGGT